TTTCCGATGTCTGCCGAGATCACCATCGAGAAGGTGAACACGAAGCGTGGCACCGGTGACATCGTTACTGCGATCAAGCCCCTGGGCCGCGTCGCGGGTAATCCAAACATCGAT